GGAGCATACATGATCTTACCATTCGCACCGCGCAGAGCAAAGCCCATGGATCCGGCAAGATTTTGATACTCACCGGATATCTGCTGCATTGCTGCTGATATGGTCTGCTGCAGTGCGGTGTTATCCTCAAACGGTATCTGCTGCAAACCTGCAGTTTTATACATCCTACTGTGCCCGTAATATTGCTCGTACACATCATCTGCAAAGATACGCTGCATCTCCTCATCAGACGCATTCAGCGCCTCCTGGATCCACTTTTTTATATCCTGTTCCGACTTTCCGAGCTGCTGCAGGCGAGTAACCTGCCAGTCAGCAGACGCAGTGGAAAACCCATTTTCTTTGATTCTGCGGACAATATCTGTCATGATCCGGAGCTCCAGATCAGAAAATATCTGCCCAGTCTTTAAAGGGATTTTCTCCAGTTCGCCCTGTGTCATTCAATCACCTCTGCCGGCTGTTGTACTGCTGCTTTGGCTGTTTTTTCGTCCTCGTTGTACCACTTCATGCGATATTCCCAGATCTGCATGACGCCCATTGCTACGTCTTGCCTGTCCTGCTGCCGTTCTGTCTCCTCATCTGTCAGAATCGAATCATTGAACTTGCAACTGAAATCATATCCGGAATTATACATACCGTTATAAAAAGCAAGGCCGGCAACAAAATCTTCCAGGCAGGACGCCAGATTATTCTGAATCGCTGTCACGCGGTTGTATTTCCGTGTCTTTGACACCTTGACCTCGGCGGCCGTCTTTTCCACTGTCTGAACGTCCGACAGATCGCCATACGCAAGACCAACGATAAACTCAATCTCACGCTTATACTCTTCGAGGCCGCGCTTGTAAGCTTCATCCCGCATTTCCGGAGAATACTCTTTCAGGAGGTCTTTGTCTTTGCCATCCTCGATATTGAGTCCACGGTACAATCGCTTATTCAGCTTGGCCATTCCGAATCGGCCATTCCTATTATCTCGCTTTAAAGCCCGGTCATCTATATGGACTGCACGCTCGCCGGATTCGTATTCCCAGTCAAAGCGCGCTGCCTGCAGATCTGCTTTCCGGATCCGTCCCTTTGCTTTGTCGAAGATAGACACGCCACATGCGGATCCATCAACATCGTTTTTAATCGGATTCCGGTAATATCCAAAGGCCATCTGCGTCATTCCAGGATAGCTCACCGGCCCTGGATTGATCTGCTCCCACTCTGGCACTTCTTCCAGACTGCAGATCAACCCGATATCATTCGGCGTCTGCGAATGGTAGCAGCGATTCTCTATTGTCAGATTGCCATTTACAAAATAATGCCGTTCAAACCGTGTATAATAATCTGTTTCACCTACTCGCTTTGTAGTCAAAAAACCGATATCATTCGGCTTTCCATCATCCGCAAACGATATCGGGACAAAATGATCTGCCGTGATAAACTCAGCAGCATCACCACCAAGCGGCTTGATAATAAAGGAGCCAATGCCAAGGCCCTGCTGCATGTTTTCGTTCAAGGCAATCATATTCTTCTGGTATGCTTTATTCAGCTTCTCGTTACTGATGCCGGATTCCATTTCTGACAGGACGGCATCCGCAAATTAACGGCAAATACCATTTTCAATGCCAAGTGATTCTACGGAATCCGTAATCCAGTCTGCCTGCCCTCCAAGCATCTGCTTCCATTCGTTGATCGCATCAATCATCTTGTCCGAAAGAGCAATATTTTTTCCAACAATATTTTTCAGCGTAGTGTGTCCAAACATCTGCCTGATTCCTTTCCAAAAAATTTTAAAACTTTCAAACATCCCGCACCTCTCAGATCAGATAATTCATGTCGCGTTCGATTGTATACTCAAACGCATCCAAGCTGTCTATATCTGTACTTCCGTCATCCAGACGTTCGTCCCGGTCTTTTACGTCCTTATCCCAAACAGCATCGGAAAACGCTGTTTGCAAGCTCGTACAATCATCCGTAATAAAAAACCGCCCTGCCCCCATGAGCCTGACGGTGCATCTGATTCTGTCATTGATCGCTCTTTTCTTCGCTCCTTTTACGGAAATCCATGGGTATTTCTCCCCTACTGCATTCCTGATCGAGTTTCCGAGCACTGTTTCGGCATTATCGTAAAATACCGATTCTACGTTGCAGTATTCCACGTAATCGCCATGACGAACAACCACCGCATACTTCTCTATCACTTCTTCGACAAATTCACAAAAAAGTTCGTCCAGTTTATTGCTGTCTATCTCCTCGCTCTTATCTTTTGCTTTGACCCGCTTAGATTTCAATGCTATCACTTCTTTGTAATCATCCGTATACCCTCTCGCAACAAAAGAATGTCCGGACTGATTTCCGCCGAAGTCCAGACCGATTTCAATTGACACGATATCCTCTTTGCGGAACTGTCTGCACTCCGCTTCTTCTTCAATCGCATCCACAACGCGACACCGGTATGCTTCCGGATTATCCGCAAAGCGTTTGTATATTGCTCCCTCTGCCCGTTTCCATAACCCCAAGATCAGACGGTCATAGTAAATCGTTCCCTCATACTCTTTGCAGAGCTGCTCAACGAACTCCTCTGGAAGAAACGGATTATCAAAGATCGTATAGCGCTGGAGGTAAATATCCAGTTCCACATTATCCAGGAACTCTTTCAGCCAGTGTGTCGGATGCTCCGGGTTGCAGCTCCCGTCAAAACAGGAATACGGCTTATCAAGGCGGGATTTCAGCATCTGGAATACTTCTTTGTTCCACTTCGCCACTTCGTCGCCGTAGCAGTATTTTATACTGGAACCCTGTATCTTCGCGACCTGGCTGACTTTCTCTGCCCCAAGACAATACACATCCTCGCCGCAGATTCTTGCCACGTTCCGGTTGTTAATCGTGCCGATCAGTTTATCCGTGTATATCTCTCGCATTGGTTGCAACACGTTACGCTCTATGGATTCTTTTGACACGCCAAGAATCACATTAAGCCCTGCTTTTCCGGCTCTTTCGCGTATCCGGAAGGGAATTACAAACGCAGTATCCACATAAGATTTACCAGAACGGACCGCGCCGGACTTAATGTTCCAGCGATGTGTCGCATTCACGATATATTCATTCTGCTTGCTGCTTAACTGCATTTTCATATATCCCTTTCAGTATCTGATCCAATTTTTCAACTGCCTCCGCACTCTCATTTTCACCGGTAACTGCCTGTTTCCGCGCCCTTTTAAGCTCCGTATCAGCTTCCCGGTTTCGTCTGTTTTCTTCCGGCTCCGGAGACTGTCCGGAATACTTCGCGATTGCTTCGTAGGCTTTTACATTGCCTGCTAGTGCTTCCCGGATCATAGCAGCGTTGACCGCAGATTCAAGCGTACTGTCCAAGCCAAGTGATTCCAGAATCGGTGTCCATTCCGGACTATCTATTTTTGCAGTCAGAAGCAGGTTCAAAGTACGCCTAAAATCCGCTTTTCTTCGTCTTGCCTCACCAGATGCCCTGCCTCCGGCCGAAGCAATTACCCGTAGTTCCTCCGTTGTTCGTCTGTCAAATCCCTTATCTTTTATGTTTTCATACCCCGCCACTTCACCACCTTCCTATCCGGTAAAATCTGCAATAGAAAATAGGCAGTTATCACCGCCTCACCTTCCTTTTCGTGTTGTTTTGGAAATACAAAAGAGACAGCGCATGGCTGCCTCTATTCATGTGTTTTACAAAAAAGCATTTCATTTTATGCTTTTAAAGCAATACTATCAATAATCTCTCTCACCTTATTCGCAACTTCATTATCGCTGTATACTTCTCTCGCAACGAAACACTCTGCTATAAATTCAGAAATATTTTTAAATCTCTCTTCTTGATTCTTATATATTTCTCTTAATTCTGAATTATCGCTCAAACCATATTCAGCGTCTATTGCATGCGCAAATTCATGTGCAAAAATATACTGTAAATAAACTTTGCCCGTCACTTCTTTTATGCTGGAATTGCCTTTTCTTAAACCAGTAAAATCATGCCTTCCAATTCCAAAATCCCAGTTGCAAAACTTATTCAGTTTATTCGTGTTAAACGTTATAACGCTTCCTTTGATCCTATCCACATATGAGTGTATAGCATTAAATTCATTGTCTAATGGTGTTATCACTTTTCCATCTATAATTATTTCAGATAACCCCAATTCCTTCTCTTTTTTAATCGTTGATAATCTATCGCCCACTAATACCAAATTTATTCTTTGATATTTATTCATGTAATAATCTGTGATTTCACATATTCTTTTTACGCTTTTTACCTTTGGATACGGCTTATGTAATCCAAACATAAATTCCGTTTTTCTTCCATGCGTATATGTGTGGGTAATATCAACGTTTTTACACGAAAACACCGTTTTTCCCTCCCGCAAACATTTTCTTCCATCATACAACAAAACGCCCCATATTTCTACAGGACGTTTCAAAAAAAATGTGTGCGGGTCTCTCTGCCGAGAGAAGTGGAAGCGCCGGAATCGAACCGACCTCGCGGGTATTGGTGCACCTCACCACAATTTCATCCAGATAAATATAGCTTCCTGTTGGATCGATATTGCACCTTGCACGGCCCTCGCTTTCGCTACTGCCGTTTGCGGACTCGAACCGCGCTGCACGATACCAAATCGAAGCACCATGAGTCGAACATGGTTGGCGGGCGCGACCCGTCACATCTGCCGTTGATGATAAGCTTCGGTAAATCAGCTGCCCGGCTGTGACACCTGGCAGCCGTTCGGAGATTTATGAAAAAGATTTAGCATTTCACACTTAACCCGAATACACTATAGCACAGGTGCGGTATCGCATTCTATCGCCTCTTAAATTTCAAAATGCTCTAATGCTTTGGCATGTATTTTATGCATATGCTGCCAGCTGTACCCCATTTTCACTGCAACCTCTTCCCACTTCAGCAGGTGTATGTACCGGTACCGCAGCAGAAGACTTTCCGTTTCATCCGGCATCGCATCAATCTTCTGTGTGATCTCCCTCCGGATATCGATTTTCTTTTCCAGCTGTTCTTTCAGTTCTTGCAACAACTCGTCCAGTTTTGCAGCATATCCAGACAGATCGCTACAGCCGTTCCCATGTGGCATCCCATCCTGTTCTAAAGATCCTGGATACATTTTGTCTGCTCTCAGCTGCTCGATCTCCTCCTCGATCGCCAATTGGCTGCGCAATGCGTCCCTATACTTCCACAGGTATTCCTTTTTCTTCTCGTTTTCCTCCTTGATCCCTTTTTCCATCGGCATCCCCCCCCCTTGTCATAACTGAACCTCAATTCCCATCTCATCCTTAAGCACTTCCTCGAAATCCCGAACGCTCTCGACATAACCTTCATTGTACGCTTCCAGCTGTTTCCGGTATTCCTCGATGAATCTCTCGCATCGTTTCTGCCCGAATCCAAACTTATCGTGCAGCACCATCAGCGTCAGAATCAGGTTTGCTTTCCCGGCCGCCCGAATCAGACTGTATTCCTCATGCCTTCGGCTTAATGCCGCAAGCGCCGGGTTCATTCCCTTGAGTGTGTGTTTCTTCATGTTTATTCCTCCATCAGCCAATCTATCAGGCATTGCCTGCACATGAGATTCAATGTATCTCCTTCGCCCGTGTCAAGCATCACCCCGCATTCTTCCTCGTTTTTGCAGAAATAAATATTTTCATCGGCTCCTATGTCGAATAGCAATTCTGCCAATTCTGCTACATCCATGCTTTTTATTTTGTCAATCCTTCTCATCATTCACCCCCGCATATGTTATCAAACAGCTTTATCCACGCAGGAGCTGATTTCTCAACCTGCTCAGCAATGCGGACTTTCTCTCTCAGCACAGATTCTACGTTCCGGGACTCCGCAATCATCTTTTTCAGGACTTCACATTGCAGCTCCATTTCCTCTTGCTTTTCCCTTTCTCTCAAAATTTCCGCCTGCACATCTATCTTTATCTTACCTGCTTCCTGCTTTTTGTATTCCAGGTAGTCTCTCACTTCTTCCTTCCTGTTTTCGGGCATTCTTCCCCTCATTACCCGGAACAACTTCCGCACACGATCCTGCGTAGTTGGAAAGAACTCCTCCAGGTCAAGTTTCATGCAGCCCTTTTCTGTTGAAATTGTTACCAGCATTCTTTTCCCTCCCTGATTTTCTTGATTCTCGCCTTTAAGCTCTGCATCACCCAGTTTTGCACATCGTCTTTCATGGCCAAAGCCTGTATCACGTCCTCGTCCCTGGTTCCCGTACATACCAGGTGGTGTATGATGACTTTCTGCGTCTGTCCCTGTCTGTGCAGACGCTTGTTTGCCTGCGTATACAGTTCATAGTTCCACGTAAGCCCGAACCAGATCAAGTGGTTACCTCCCTGCTGTAAGTTAAGGCCATAAGCAGCGCTAGCCGGGTGGGCCCGAAGGATATCGACTCGACCTGAGTTCCAGTCCTCCTCCTCAGACGGCTTT